CCACAGATTTTGTAGGTTCAATTGCTACATCAATGTATAGTTCGTTACGATCAATACGTGCTGGTGTATTGTTTGTTTCGTCGCATACAACTGCAAAGTCTGTAATACCTCTGCGGCTTAAAATGTCTGCTAGGAAACGCTCAAATACTAGTTTTGCTCTGGCACGTGTTTGTGCATCATTTTGTTCAAACAAGAATGGACGAGCAATCTCATCAAAACGTTCACGGCAGTATGCAACCAAACGTGCAACATTGACACGGTCAAGTGCTGTAGTTGTAGTTGCAAGTGTCTTTTGTCCAAAAATAACTGTTCCCTGACCAACAAATGTTGTAATTGGGTTTAGTTTGTTTTGATACATGCTATCACGTTGGCCTTGTGTAAGTGACACTGCTTTAAATTCACCTTCACTGTTTAAGTATCCAACTGCACTTGCATTTTGTACAACACCACGTGTTAGACCTGCTGGTGCAAACCATGGGAAACTAATGTTGTCATTATATGCATATGTGTATAGTGCCATGTGACTTGGAGGAACAACTACTGTTCTTCCGCCAACTGGTTCAGTTGACTGACCTGCAGGATAGTATGCAGCACTATATGTGTTATTTGTTACTAATCCATCTTCGCCATTTTCACTTGCACCATTGGCATTCTGTATCCAACTAATTGCACTTGTTGGATTTTTATTCATTGGTGTATCAACAATAATAAACGCTGTTTCACCACGATCACTGTTTAGTGTAACCAACTCATCAGTTAATTCTGGATAGTTAGGTGCTGCTAGTAAACTAAATGAATACTGATCATCACGTAGATCTTCGCCTGACGCTACTGCTGCCATTTTTGCTGCAATGTATGCTCGTTGTGCAAAACGTCCGAAACGGCCGCTGCCATCACTGTTGTTAGATACACCATTTTGCCAACCGTTTGTAGCATCATAAACACGAACCGTGTTAGTACTATTTGCCATGTCTACTAGTAGGATACCTACTGGGTATACAACTGGACTTGGCGAACCTGCTAGTACACTTCCTGATCCGTCCTTATAATTAGCAAAAACAACACCACGTTCAGTTGTCTGATCTGAGTTTGTGTGTTGTACCCAACTGGTATTTCCTGAGTTACGTACATAAATTTTTGGATAATCACGTTCGTTTGCTTGGTTGTAACCTGCCAATGTTGTGTCAACCCAAACATCGCCTGCGCTTGGTGCGCTTGGTGCGCTTGATGCGTATGTTGGTGTAACTGATACCCAAGCACCAGCAGTTTGCTTGTACATACTTAAACCAGTAAGTGTGTTATTGAACCAAACTTGGCCTGCTGCGGCTGATGCTGTTGGTAAACTAATACCAGCGGTTGTTGTTCCACCTAGAACTTCTGGAGCGCCTGCACTTGATACTTTGCGTAGATCGATCTGATCTGCTGCTTCGCCTAGTAGGATATTTCCTTCTACTGCAGTACTTGTTGAAAGTGCTGTTGCACTTGAAGCATTTTGTGGTACATATGTAGTAATGTCAGTGTTGTCACTACCATCACTCACACCTTGAACTGTGATTGTTGTCCATCCATCAGCAGTTGTATATTTTTGTATAACAAGATTAATTCCATTGCCTGGACTTGTTGTTTTAACCCAAACATCGCCGTTACTTGGTGCAAGTGGCGTGGTATAGTGTGGCGCTAATGTTGCTGCCGCTGTTACCCAAGCACTGGCGTTTTCTTTATAATATTCGATACTGTTACTTAAAGTAGAGATAACAACATGATAGCCGCCGCCAACTACGGACGCACTTGGTGATGTTCCTGCAGCGCCCGAAATTACTTCTACAGTTGGTACTTTGTTTTCCCAAACACCTGTTGTGCTATTATAAACATGAATACCATATGCGCTGGCGTCTGTGTCAATCCACCATGTGTTGTCTGTGCTATAAGCCGCTGTTGGTTCTGTCGTTGTTGATTCCAAGTCTGCCAAATCAACATCAGCACGAACAATATAGGCACGTGACCCTTGTCCTAAATAGCTGTATGCTGCAAGTAAACCGTATTCGCTTGTTTCGCTTCCTTGAACAATTGCTGCACCACTAGTAGCAAAAGTTGGATTACCAAAGTATTGTGTTAGCTCACGCTGTGATGTTACACTGACAACTTGGCCAGCATTTACACTTTTTGTATACTTTGCAATTCCGTCCGATTCACTACCAGTAGGATCTATTTTATTTTCTCTTGTAGCAACTACAAGAAGAGGCACAGTGCCGTTACCTGATGCGCCGTATGCACTTTCATCGGTAACACTAACCTGTACGCCTGGTGATACTAAAGCCATTTCGTTTCTCCTCTGGATTATATCTTAGCTGTCAGTATTTATTAGAACAGCTATATATCAGGGGCAAAACGGAGGTTAACTACGTAGTTAATCTTTTACACTATAAGGGTCTATATGGCTGATAAGTTGATGTACATTAAATTCTAATTCTTCTAATGTACCGTTGTTATCAATGGTGTAATCAGCCATCCACTGTTCTAGGCTCATGCTATGTTTTGACTCAGGCGGAAGATAGTCGCTGCGGTCAACCCATATAGCATAATCAAACACACCAGTGTTCTTCATGGCGTGGAATTCACGTTTATTACGTAGTCCGCAATAGATGTCGTGTGCTCGGAATATTTCTCTGCCTAGGCGTGCCGCATCAGGTTCATTATAATCGCAGATAGCATTATACCATTCTGCTCGGTGATTATGCCGGTCAGCATAACACTGTGCTTCGCTTTCATATCCATATTTGTCTTTTAAGTCATTATAGATAAACAACCTACTACAAAACTGGCTACTAGATTCAAAACTATATCCATACTTGTCTCTGAGAATTTCACAGACAGTATCTTTGCCATGCCGACCATGACCGATGACTAACAATTTTAATTTCATATTTGTATAATAGCACAGGATGGATGTGTTGTCAACCGATAATAATGCCAAGACCAACTTGTCCATCGACATAAGTCTTGAGTTCGTCTTCTAGTTTGTCAATTGATGCCTGTGCATCTGCTCTAAGCATATCGCCATTTAGCGTTGTGCCGCCCTGTGGTCCTGCGATTGTGTTAAATTTACCACGTGCTTCTGCGAGTGTTAATTTGGCATATGCAAGTGCAAGTTCTTTGATCCATGGTGCACTGTATGGGTCCATCAACAATTCTTCATCACTGCGTTGTTTGTATACGTATAGATACACAGTATCTGGTGCTTTTTGTCTGCGATGAATAGTTAGTGCTTTTGTAACTGTGTTCCATGTAAACATTAATTTTTCACCAAACACACGACCTAACGTTTCACGATGCTGCGAGAGGAAATCAAATGTCGCAACGCCGCCCGCTCTACCACTATAGTTTAGATAAGTGTTCAAATATGCAGTTTCGAATGGTTCAATATCACCAATACTACTACTGTTAAGTGTACCAGCAACACGACGATAAACGTCACGAACTTCAATAACGTCATTGTCCAGTGTATAATCTGCAACGTCTACTTGTAATTCTAGAGGAATAAATGCTTCTTCTATCGCATTTTCGCTGCGCTGTCTATATTTTTCAAATGATTTACGTATAACCATGTCGTAGTGTTCAGGGTCGAGTTCGACATCTACCATTTGACCGCCTAAGCGAAGTTCTATTTCTTTGATAAGTTCATCACGTTTTGCCATATTAATATTTATCGCTTAAAGTAATCTGCAGTGTATTTCATTAACTGCTTTATTTGTTTGGCATCTTTAGGAAAGCTTTGACGGAAGCGTTGATATACAGGTAGCTCTTTGATATATTTTTCTGGATTACGAAGTGCATCCTCAGGATTGTCTGTATTATCCTTCATTTCATCTGCCAAGTCGTGTGCATATGCCATTAGTTCGTGTGGGTCACGCAAATACATACGCATTAGATCACGCTCAGTTCCACCAGCGTTTTTCTTTTCAACGCCTTTCATGTATCCACTTTTATAAGTGTTTAGAACCTTTGGATCGAACTTGTCATATTGATTCCAGTGAATAGTTTCATGCGCAAGCATACGCATTAGTATCTTTTTAAAAGTCTGTGGTCCGTATACGCCTTCAAGGTTTTTGGCGTGCAAAAATACTCGTACGCTTTTGCCTTCTTTTGGATCCCAATCTGCCGCAGCACTGATCCATTCATCTGGGTCTTTGCGTGGATTATGATCTGTAATAAATTCTATTGGAAGTTCGTCATAATTATTTGAATTTAAAAATTCTTCTAACTCATCAATGTCGTCTTTGTCATTATTATCCTGCAAAAACTCTGCATATTCTTCCAATGCGTCGTCGACGATTTCCTCGACTTGTGCAAGGAAATCGTAATCAGGTTCTAACCTGGCTTCGAAGATTTCTTTAATTCTCATGCAAGTATTTATTTGAATACTCGGAGAATAATCGTGTCCTCATTGAAGCGGCCATTGAGTTTAGTTTCAGTAGTTTTCAAATAATCAAACTGCGTAGCTAGCTTGTGCTTAGTGACTTTCTTCCAGTGAGGAAGAATTTCTTGTGGCTTGCGAATTGTTTTCTGCACACTACGGGCTTCGTCAAAAAACTGAAGTGTAGTTCCTTTTATTTGGAACGTGCAATTGTCCTCGGCATGGTATATACCTAGTTTGCGATTTTTGCAATTGAATACCACTAGTGCAGTAGCACCGATAATTTCTACAGGATTCACACTAGCAATGCTCATGTCAACATCACTGGACTTGAACTTGAACTTTTTAACAAGCTCTTGTGCACTCTTTTGCTTGGGCTTACGTACTACACGAGTTTGTTTTTTCTCCGCACGAACAATATCCAGTGCTTGGAATATTCTCTGATAAAACCCATGCAATTCTTTTTGTTCAGCCTTACTTAGATGATTATATCCTTCTGCAAGCTGTTGTTGCATATCATCTTGATTGTTCTTTGTAGGCAAGTTAATCAGTTCAGTAAGTTCTTCATAAGCCCCTTCATAAAACTTTTGAATAAAGCGAGCGTGTCCTAGATTAATTTCCAATTTACGAAACAACGTAATAGGCTGCTTATTACTGAGCGGGTTTTGTTTTGGATTACGCATCCAGTCATCAATCCACTGTTCGAGTTCTTCCATTTTGTCAATGGTAGTTTCCATCAGCCGTTCTTGAATACTAGGAACATATACATTTTTCTTAGTTTTTGTTTCTGCTGCCTTTAATGTTACAACTTTTTTACCTTCGGCGGCAAGCTCATTGATCCACTTATCTAGCTTACCAACATAATCATGATGCAAAATTTCTGGTTTATTTTCTTCAACAAATGCTGCAGTTGCATAATGACTTTTGTTACCAACTTTCCAGTCTGGAAGGTTGTTAATGGCTTGTTGGATTTTCTTGTCATAGTTCTTTTTAACATAGCCTTTAATTTGATTAAGCCAATCCTTGGTTTCCATCATGTAGTGCACATGGTAATGTGCATCATGCCAACTAGTCAGTGGAACCATTTCCCAAGCACTCTTACGACGAGCAGCACGGGGTTGCTTCCTTTTACGAGTTGCTGTCTTAACCATAGTATGATCTCCAGATCTGTTGCTGTTACTTATAAACAATATACTATTTTGAAAGCCGTGTCAAGCCATAAATATACGTATGCCAAGATTAAGTTTATATAAACCGACAAAAACTAACGACTACTACTTTATGGATCGCCAGATCCGTGAGCAATTTTGGATTGGCGGCACTGGTGTCAACGTACACAAGTACATTGGTCCATCAGTAATACCAGATCAAAAAGACCCGTCACAACCCAACTACATTGATGGACGTGAAGTCGACCCATTCACCGGTGAATTTATCAACACAGATGGCATTATAAACGAAACCAAAATACAAGATTTGCTATTTTTAGAAAACCGTGATCGCAAGTATGATCCAGACATTTATGATTTGCGTGGAGTATACAATGTACAGGACAATGATTTTGATCTAACACAATTTGGTATGTTTTTGTCAAATGACCAACTTTATATGACATTTCACCTTAACGAAATGGTAGATCTTATTGGTAGAAAATTACTCGCTGGAGACGTACTAGAACTGCCACACATTAGAGAAGAATTTTCACTTGATATCTCTAAGTCGCCTATACCCAAATATTATGTAGTAACTGATGGCAGTCGTGGCGCAGAAGGGTTTAGTCAAACCTGGTACCCACATATTTGGAGAGTCAAGCTAAGTCCATTAACAGACAGTCAAGAATTTTATGATATTCTTGGTGACGCATCAGATCAAAACGCACTCAATTCAACTGTTAGTACATATAAAAGTGAGTTTAATATTAATGATGCAGTTGTTGCAAGTGCTGCACAAGATGATCCAGACGGCACAAGTTTGTTAGATCATTTGTACGGATTTGATTACCCTACTGCTGGTGGTGTTGTAATTCAGAACAACACATACACCCATGGAGAAGTAATAAGTAGTGGTAGTGAATTTCCTGGCAATCCACAAGAGGGTCAATATTTTATACGTAATGATTTTTCTCCAGCACGTATGTTTGTGCGCCGTGGAAGTAAATGGGAACGCAGATTTGACAATATTGACGAGCTAACTTGGACAGATAGAACATACAATGCAAGTGATTACATTAACAA